TACAACTTCTCTATTGATTTCAGCAAGAATTTCAGCAGATAGAATATTTGCTAATTCTGTTTCTGCGTCTAAACCGTGGATTGCTTTTAAGTCTTGAGCAAGTTCCATAGTGTATTCTGCTTTAAGAGCTCTACTTTTTGCAGTAACAGTTGATTTCTCAATTGAGAAAGCCATTTCCGCAAATTGGTTACCAGAAGCGTCACCTAATGCTTCTGCGTAAGCAGTAGTCATTCCTTGACCTCTAGTAAATTCACCAGCAGATGGAGAGTCGTTAAGAACAGCAGGATTAGATCCTCTTTGTTCTGTTACTCCACTTCCTGATGTTGAGTCTCCAGCAGCGTTTCTGCTTGAAAAGTCTGTATCAGCTTCGTCAAACATAGCTTCTGAACCAGTTTGTGAAGTGTATCTACTTCTCATTGCAAAGATAAGTCCAGTTGGACCAGTCATTGGTTGTACACCAGCGATATCGTATGCAATAAGGTTAGGCATTGCTCTTCTTACTAAAGAGATCAAAATTGGATCCCAATTAGCGATAGCACTACCTGTCGCATTTGTAGGAGCAGCTTCGTTTAAGAAAGCAGCGTCCTCTTTCATAGCTCTTTCTTGGTTTTCCAAGATAGTAGCTGTAACGGCACGTCTGTAAGAATCCCCGATCTTTGGAAGTTCAGGATGTTCTAGGACAGGCTGCCATTTTTTTTCGTATTGTTCTGATAAATACATTTGTTTTTATCTCCCTTTATTACTTTGACAACTTAATGTCTTTTGTTTTACTTATAGCGGCACTATAAGCAGCCATTGCATTACTTAAATCCTCGTTAAGAGTATTTGAGTCTGCCGCCACATCATCTATCTCACCAGAAGAGTCTTTCTTACCAAAGTAACTTTCTTTTATAGTAGATACTTTTGTTCTAAAGTCTTCTTCGTTTTTATAGTCAACTTCTTCAGCAAGTTTATTAAACTTTTCTTTTTGAGTTTCAGCAAGTTCTTTAGACGCCTCATCAATGATGGATTGTCTTACATACTTACCGTTCTCTTTAGATAGTTCAATATTCTTTTCGATTGATTCGTTAAGTTTTTTATTTAACTCCTCAATTTTTGAAGCTTGATCTTCTAACACATTATATTTTTCGTCTGGAACATCAATGTAATGGTCTTCAAATAATTTTTTAAGACCACTAATAAAGTCCTCAGCGATTTCGCCTTTGATTCCTCTTTCTAAAGCAAGTTCGTTTTCTTTCATCCACTCCTCTACCACGTAAGATAGATAAGAGTCAACTTTTTCTACTAACTCATCTTTAGCTTTTGAGGTTTCTTCTTCGAATTTTTTGTTGTAGTCTGCTTCTATTTCTTCAGCGATTTCTTTTACTTTAGATTTAATCGCAGCTTCAAATACAGTAGCAGCCTTTTGTTTAAATTCTTCAGATAATGAATCATCTCCAGCAACAAGAGCATCAACGTGTTCTTTTACGTCAATGTCTTTTTCTTTCTCATCCTTTTCTTCTTTTTTAGAATGATAACCTTCTTTTTTCTCGTCTTTCTTTTCTTCCGAATCGTGTGATGACTCTTTTTTCATTTTGCCATAACCTTCTTCTTTAGAATCTTCCTTGTCATCTTTAGACTCTTTTTTATCGTCTTTTTTGTCAAGGTATTTTTTGAGACCAGCAGGTAGTTCGCCTTCTTTGATTTCTTTATCTTCCGAATCTTTATCAGTTTCTTTGCTCTCCAACTTAGTATTATGTCCAGAAAGTTTAGGCATAGCGTCTGCACTTCCTTGACTTTTCTGTTGTGGGTCGCCAGAAACTTGTTTTACTTTCTTTGTAGCGTCAGGATTACTGTCTGTAGGTTTAACTACAGCCGCGCCTAAATCTTCAGCATCATTTTTCAGATGTGTAGGTTCAGCCGCCACAGCATTCTTTTTAGGAGCATCAGGAGCTGTTGCTTCTGTTACTTCTTTTACTGTCGCCTCAAGTGTTTTTTCTGTTTCGGCCATCGAAATCTCCTCTTTAATTTTAAAACTAGTTTTAAATTGTTTTTGTAAGTATATTTATAAAACTAGAGATTTTTAAGAAAGTTTTTAAATACTCTAACTTTAGCTTCTGCTAAAGCATTTCTTTTCGCACTTTCTATTTCTCGTTTCCAAGCGTCTATGTTCTTTTCTACGAGAACGCCATTGTCCCACACCCACTCTTTATTTTCCATAATACCTTCTACGAAAGCGTCTGGAGCAGATGGATCTGCAACAATATCAGCGGCAGTTGCTAAATAGAAATCTTTTCCTACGTAGTTAACGCCGCCTCTTTGTTCTAATGAACCCATACCACGAGAAGATACTCCTAGCTGAGCACCTTCATCTATAAGACCTTTTACAATCTTACCGTATGGAGTATTCATTATTTTTGCTTCACCAATAAAATTGTTACCATCTGGATAGAGTTTAGTAATCATATGTGATACTCTTTCCAAATTTACAGTTGGACCGTCAGGATGACCTAACTCTCCAAATGCACGTTTTTTATTGATAAATTCTGTGTTATATCTTCTTACTTCATTTTCAAGTATGTCTTTAGGATAGACACGTCCATTTCTATTTTTAATTTCTGTCTGTAAGAAGACACCTCTAATTTTATAATTCTTGTTACCGTTGGCCTCTTCAACGATATATTCGGCTTGTGAAATTTCTTCGGATATTAGTTTCATTTTCTCTCTCTTGTACTATTTATACATCTTTTTATCTAAACTCTATTAAAATTGTATAATTATCACCTACTGTAAAGTTTTTTGTAGATAATAAAACATCACCTGTAGGTGTTGTAGCATTGTTAGTTAT